CCGCCACCGCCTCGGAACTCATTCGCCAAGCGATCCTTCGGGTCGGCAATGCCGAAACCTACAAGAATCAAGGCCAGCCGTTTGTGTTTGCCGCCAAGTTCTACCAGCCCACCATTCTGGAAATCCTTTCCGAATTCGATTGGCGGTTTGCCCGCCAGCAAGTGGGAAGCGTGGGAAAAGATGCCGTTAACCCAGTGACTGGCTACGATTTCCGATACCCCGTTCCCGCTGGATCGTTGAAAATCATGCGAATCAACGGCATCGATTCCGCCGAGAACTTTGGAACATGGGAAGTTGTGGGAGAATTTATTCACACAAACCTCACGACGCCTATCGCTATTGATTTCATCGCCGCGCCTGCGACCGACACCACATACCCCGCCATCTTCAAAGAAATGGTGGTCGTCCGCATGGCTTACAAACTCGCGATGGCCATGGGATTAGGAGGTCAAGCCGAAGCCGCCGTGAAAGAAATGGAAACTCTGGCAGCGCGTCCCTCCCTGCAACGCGAAATCGAATCCATCGCCGATTCCATGTCTCCCAACACGATTTCCACACGGACACAGATTTGCAAGCAGGCGATCATGCGTTTGGGGTCTACCGAGACCTTGATCAAGCAACCGATGGTCTTTGCCAATTCGTTCTACGATCAAACCTTGGAAGAGCTTCTTTCCGATGTGCCGTGGGCTTTTGCAAAGAAGCAGGCCAGCATCACCGCAGATGCCGCCGCGCCGACCCAAGGATTTACCAAACGCTACGCTTTGCCCGCTGATTTTGTGCAACTGATCCGAGTCGAAAATATCGACTCCTCGGAAAATTTCGGCCAATGGGAAATCGTCGGGGGATTCCTCCACACCGACCTCGGCTCCCCGGTGAAGATCGACTACACCTTCAACCAGACCGATGTCACCCAATTCCCTGCGCCTTTTACCGAGGCGCTGATTGCCCGACTCGCCAGCAAAATCGCCATGCCGCTTACGCAAAAGGGCGACATCGCCTCGGCCATGGCAACCATCGCCGTCGAAACAATGTCGCGACCAAGCATCCGCATTTTGATCGAGAAATCGGCCAAGCCCCGCGCCACTACCGCCGCCAACTCGGTTTCCGAAATCTGCCGCCAAGCCATCCTTCGCGTGGGCAGCGCCGATTCCTTCAAACCCTACGGCGAACCGATGGCACTCGCCACCAGCCTCTACGATCAGACCCGCAACGAGGTGCTGTCCGACTACGATTGGCAGTTCGCTCGCATCCAATCTTCCATCACCGCCGATGCAGCGGCCCCGGCGTTCGGATACCTCCGACGCTACGCTCTGCCAGAAGGCACACTCAAGGTGCTTCGCATCAATGGCGTGGACGAGGACGAGAACTTTGGAAAGTGGGAAATCGTCTCGGGCTTTATCCACACAAACGAAGTCTCGCCGATTCAAGTGGAGACCATAGGCATCGTGACGGATGTCAGCAAATACCCGCCCGTTTTCCTCAATGTGCTGATCGTCACCTTGGCCATGAAGTTAGCGCAACTTCTGGAAATGGGTTCACCGCAAGCGATGCCTGCTAAACAATGAAAGAGCAGTTCTTCCAAGAACTCCAATACCTTATCTCTCAACCGGCGCTGAAGTCGGCGGTTGAGAGCAGGGCGGCATTCCGCCCAGCCGTCTCGGTTTCCGAAGACGAACTTTGCCGCCAAGCAATCCTCCGCATTGGCACCGGGGAGCAGTTCAGTTCCAGCAGCCACGCCCTCCTCCTCGCCAAGTCCCTCTACCCACAGGTGCGAGATGCGCTCTTGCTCACCGGATCGTGGACATGGGCAATGAAATCCACCACGGTGGCCGAGAGCGTCCCTCGCCCGGAATACAAGTGGGCTTACCGCTACGCGATCCCGTCCGACTGCCTGCGCGTCTTCCGGGTGAACGACCAAGACTACTCCACCGGCGATGCAGCTTGGGAGGTCTCTGGCAACTTTGTCCTCTCCAACTCCGATTCCGGCGCTCCCGATTGGGTGGCAGGCCGCGACTACGAGGCCGGGAATGTCGTCACCAGCGCCACGGCGGTCTACCGATGCATGGTCACTGGGTCCACCAAGCAGCCCGGAGTTACAGCCGGGTGGACAACCGATTGGGATGTCTGGCTCGGCACGGCGATCACGCTGGAGTATGTCCGCAAAGTCACCGAGGTCACCCTCTTCGACTCCCTTTTCATCGACCTCCTCACGGCCAGCCTCGCGGCCAAGCTGGCCGTCCCGCTGACCGGCGATGCCGCCAAGGCCGCGCTCCTTGCGAAGGAAACCGACATCCTCGGCAAAAACCCCGCCATGCGCCGGGACTCCACCGAGCGCAAAGGCCGCATCAAGCCGGCGTGGATGTCCTCGAAGCTCGTCTCATCCCGCAATGGAGGCGATGGCGTCGATGCCTCGCAAGCCAAGGCGAGTGGGCCAGGTGGGGGAGTCAGCTACCCTTCGCTCCTCATCCAAGTCGGGGATGTCACCGCAGTTCCCGGCACCACCCCGCCCTTTGTCACCAACACCGGCGCAGGCAGCACCGCCGTCCTCAACTTCGGCCTCCCCCAAGCAAGCCTGCTCGACTCGGCCAAAACCACCCTCACCGGCAACGGCACGCTCCGCACCTTCCCGGTCACCGGCCTCAAATCGAGCGACCCGAACCATGTCATCGTGGCCATCAACGGAGTCACGCAGGAACCGACGATTGACTACCTCGTCAACCAAGGTGCTGGCACGATCACCTTCGCCACCGCGATCCCGAATGGCTCGAAAATCGTCGTCGTCGCTCTCGGACTTTACTCGGCCACTACGCAGCGCGACCCCGACAATTACATCCACTCCTTCGCCCTCAACACCGCAGGCACCTTCAGCTACTACGGACTGCTCCTCAATTCCGACATCCCCGCCACTGGCTCCGCCGCCGCCGTGGCCAAGTGGATCATCACCCGTTCCGCCCTCTCCGCCAACGGAACCGTTACTGCCACCGCCAAGGCGACCAATGTCGCGTGGACTAACCGGGAGACCGCCACCTACGCATGACGACCATCACCGAGACCAACATCACCCAGCAACTGGACCTCTCCCAGTTCCAGATCGTTTTGCCAGATGACAGCATCAAGCAACTCGTCATTTATCCCTCCGCCGACAGCTTCCCTCAACCCGGCAAAGAGGCCCGCATCTACCTTGCGCAGGATAGTGGCACTCTCTGGCTTTGGAATGGCAGCACTTACCAGCAAGCCGCCGATCTCCCCGCGACCTTTTCCGATACGCCGCCCGCCTACCCTTACACCGGGCAGCGATGGACACACACTTTTGACCTCACCACCTACGAATGGTTCGGGGGAAGTTGGGTCGAAAAACCAACCAACAACTAGAAAACACTACCATGGCAGCTATCTCCTTCCCGGCCTCACCGGCCCTCAATGACATCCACTCCGTCGGTTCCCGTTCGTGGAAATACAACGGCACCGCTTGGAAACTCGTCCCTCGCACAACCGATGCGGTTGTCGAAGGTTCCAACAACCTCTACTACACCAACGCCCGCGTGGCCTCGGCCCCAGCCGTCACCGCTTTGGAATCCCGCGCAGGCGCGATTGAGAGCGACATTTCGGCCATCGAGTCGGCAGCGTCGAGCTTGAGCAGCCGTGTCGGCACCGCCGAGGGAGAAATTGATTCTCTCCAATCCGGCCTCTCCACCGCGCAAAGCGGCATCACCGCGCTCAATGTTCGCGTGGACGATGTCCTTTCCAATGTGGATGGGACTGCCCTTAATTCGCTATCGGAAATCGTAACCGCTTTCCAAGCTGCGGATTCGGATTTGAACGGAGCCATTTCCAGCCTCGCTGGTGCCGCCTCCACGAACCTCGCCAATGCCGTTTCCTCGCTGGAAGCCGCCGATGCCGATTTGGCCTCGGACATTTCCGGTCTCGACACCCGCCTCGGCACGGCCGAGAGCGAAATCAACACGCTCCAGAGCGACCTCGACGCCGCCGAATCCGCCGCCAGCACTTTGGCCGGTCGGGTAACCAGCGCCGAAGGTGATATCGATTCGCTGGAAGGCCGCGCCTCCTCCTTGGAAGGCGGACTCTCCACCGCGCAGTCGAACATCTCCGCCCTCGAAAGCGGCAAGCAAATCAAAGATGTCGTCAGCACCACGGCCCCCAGCCACACCGCTGGTCTCCGCTGGATCGACCCCACCGACATGACCGAATACCTCTCCTACAACGGAGCGTGGGTCGAAATCGACAAGCAGTAAAACCATGTCCGCCCTCGCGTTTCCATCCACCCCGTCAGTCAACGACACCTTCACTTCCGGCAATCGGAAGTGGAAGTGGACGGGAGCGCGTTGGGTCGTCCAACCCGTCACCATCCCGGCCTCTCGCCTCTCTGGCGAGGGGGCGGAGATGGGCGACATCCTCGTCTTCGACGGCGAGGCGTGGTCACCCGTTCCTCTCACCGAGGGCGGCTCCACCATCGCCCGCGCCGCTTGGGATGAACCCTACCACTACTACGGCACCGCCCCCACCGGCACCGCCGAATCTTCCACCGGCTGGACGATCACCCGCATCACCACCGATGCCGATGGGTCGGTCACGGCCACCCAATCCGCCACCGGCGCGTGGTCGAACAAAACCAATCTCAATTTTTCTTAACCCAAAAATCCAAAAACCATGAACGCTACCAACCAAATCGAAATCAACGGAAAATCCTACGACCGCTTCTC